TTTTAAATAATCTATGGCAACAAACTCTAAGTATCCTCCATCTGCCTCAATGTAAGGACGTATTTCATTAAGAACATTATTCACATTTAAATCATTAAGTTCCATTGTATTATAAAAGAATTGCCCCAATAACAAATCCCTTAGCAAATGAAAGGCATAGCATTTGATAATCAGTCAAATTAAACTTAACCTGAAATTTCTTAGCAAGGTCTCTATCCCATGCTACTACTTTATCAAAATACTTTTTCATTACTTTTTACAACGACAATAAGTTTTATATACTCCTATTGCTACAACAGCAACAAGTGCTGAAAGACCAATACCTGCACCCCAACCTATACCAGAATCCTTTTCTGGTAGTGGTAATGCTTCTTGTACTTCTATTACCTCATTAGGTAATGCTTCTTTTAATACATTTTCCATGTTAATTACAGTTTATAGGGCTCTTGAGGTTTAGTATCAGTTGTTATCTTAATAGGTGCTTGTTCAATCCTAATAGTCTGAACAGGACCAGCACTAGCTCTTGCTAACATTTGTTCCATATCCTTCTTAGTTACCGAACCACCATTAACACTATTACCATTCTTATCCATCTTCATAGTACCATCACCCTTCTTAGATGCTGTCTGAATTCCGAAGCTAGCAAGAACTCCTGTAAAAACTGAAGCTATAAAAGTTGGATCTATTTTTTGTTGCGGTACACCTGGAATCGACACATAATTAAGAGTCAATATTCCACCCGACCAGGCAAGCACGGTAATACGAACAGCTGTACTGATTATTGCAGCTTGTTCTTCAGCATCTGGAAGAAGAGCAGACTTTAGTTTACCAAAAGCACCTTTAGGCTTTTCTTTAACTTTTTCTTCTACTACTTCTTCATTTATTTCATCAGGCATAAGAATGAGAGTAACTCATTCTATTTAGAAAGTAGGAACTCCTGCAGGTGCTTCAGGAGCAGCAGCTTGTGGTGTTGGAGTAAGATCGTTAGCACCAGTAGGAAGTGAATCACCACCTAAAGATGGAACTCCTCCACCAACTCCACCAAGTGCTCCAAAAGATCCTGTAACAGCATCCATAACCTGAGATTTAATTCCATCAGTGATGGATGCGCGATTGACATATACGTATAGCCCACTGCCAACAACGGCAGCAGATACAACAGTAGACGCAATAGCAAGTACATTAATTACTTTTTGCATTTTAATTATACAAGTATTGTATTTATCAACCAGTATAGTATGCTTTGTAATAACTGACAAGCCCTGCTGTTGTTACCTGTTTACTACACCAATCATCAGCACATTTGTAAATAGACTGATTAGAATAATCTCCACTACCAAAGTTCTTAAAAAGAATTAGTAATACTTGTTGACGAAGTTCTAATTGATTTTCTGTAATTGTAGAATATTCGACAGTCATTTCTTAAGTTCCTCCTTCCTTTCTTTTCTTGCATCTTTAATACGCTTCTTCACCATCTTAGCATAATAAACATCTTGTTCAGTATACCAACTCGGATGCTTCTTTGCAAGCTTAATAATTTTCTTTGCTGCTTTTTTGTCCTTCATTAATTACTCTAAGTTTTCTTCTTGCTCCGTAAGTATTACACAATCAGATTCTGGAGTAGCAACACAGAGGAGAGTCCATCCATCATCTAATTGATCATCATCCAAGAATGATTGCTCATCATTGTTAACTTCTCCTTCCAACACTTTACCTAAACATGCTGAACATGCTCCTGCTCTACATGATGAAGGAAGATCAATACCCTCTTCTTCTGCCTGTTCTAAGATGTATGTTTCATCTGAACAATCAAAAGTGGTTTCTGTTCCATCAGGTGATTGAAGTGTTATAGAATATGATGCCATGTGCTTTATGCAACAACCGTATTATATATTATTATATCAAACCCAATGATCCAGCTGTAATACCAACACAAACAAAAAATCCAAACTCTAACAGTCCATGTGCAGAGGCAGGAGTATTAATAAGGATATTATTGAAGAAAAATAGATCCAACATTTGTATATGCTACGAGGGTTAAAAGACCGACGAAAATTGCTATTGGCATACTAGGTAAAAATACTCTCAGTATTATATAGGTATTTCTACCTTAATGTCAAGAATATTACCATACATACCACACCAACCATTGCAAAACGTCCATTCCAACGTTCAGCAAATCTCCAATAATAATGATCCCAATCAATTATATTCTTCATGCTCCTGATGGTACTGGTACAGGTTGTAACTGTCCAATCCTCACACCTTTACCTCCTTGGAAATCATCATCGTCATCATCAGAGAATGCTCTGAGTAATAATTCAATTAAAACTAGAGCAGCCATAGGATAAAAAACCCAGAGGACTGCTACTAATGGTGATATTGTATTTGATGCGGCTGATAAGTCGCCCATATGTTTTGATATTGTAATAAATTACGAATAATTATTTAGTTTTGTTACGACTTACGCAAAGTACTTAAAGTACGTGTAAGCACCTATGATGGCCCAGAAACCCATCATTGCTGCACGACCATTGGCTCTCTGCCAGATGTCGAAGTTAGAAGTATTATCCATCTTAGAATACTCCTGGGATGATTTGACCAGTGAATGCATAGCTACCAAGTGCTGCCATGATTCCGATCATTGCCCAACGTCCGTTGGCTAATTCTGCTTTTTCGTTCATTGTTTTTCTCCTTTCGTTAGATTTGTAATAGGATTAGAAAGTGACCTGCATCTGCAGGTGGTGTAAGAGACCTGTGATATCAAAAGATACCAGGCATAACGTATCCAGTAAGGATATAGTTATGAATTGCTGCAAAGAAACCAATCATCGCAAGGCGACCATTGAGTTGTTCTGCATTTTTCCAGTAGTCAACATCGATTACTTCTATCTGAGGTTCAGCCGCAAACATATTTTGTCTGCCACCATCTTCAGTAGTAGTATAACGATTCATACTAGATGTTGAACTTGTCATGTTATGTTAAGAAACATTACATTATTATATAGCAAAGATAAAATTTTGTAAAGTTTCTTTACATTCGGAGATCCGAACAAAATTATTAATCTCTTATAATACCTATTAACAATTCTTATTAAGGTCTTCAGCCATCTGTCTACCTATCTCAGCACCTTGATCCATACCTATCATCGTAGCAGCACCAGCAAGCACCCAACCCACATAAGGAATAGAGGCAATACCAGTAGTAGCAGTAGCGGCACCGATGCTACCACCGACAATTTTTCCTGTTTGCTCTCCTCCACCGATTGCTTTGATGCAAGCGACAGACTTTTTTGGATCGAGAGGGGATCCTTTTGGTTTATCAGATAAGTGTTGAGTCCCATCCATCGTGAACTCTTCAAACCCTTCATACGTGTTGTTACCCAATCCCAGAAAGCCAGCTTTCTTTTTGATATCCCTTTCCACACGCATCACCTTGGGGTCGTTAGCTTTATATTTTATTCTATACCCTTCCTTACCTGCTTCAACATAGTAAGATGTATACGGACCAACAGGCAAGTTAACAACAGGAAACTTCTGTTGCCTAGAGATCATTCCAATCATCCCTATATGTGATAAGCCTACGATTCCTCCTAGACTTATTGCTATCCATTTTGTATTCATGACAATTATTATATCATATTATATATTATTTGCAAATGCGTTTAATAATCATCATATCCAGTGTTGCTTTCTACCCACTCAGCATTATTTCTACAATATGCATTAGCATCTATCTTCATACGCAAATGAGCAGCAGTATGCATACCCTCAATCATTGCAACCAATGTTAGTATCATAACTGGCATCATCCATAAAGGATGTCCTAATATTTCAGAAGTCTTTTTCATTTGCCTCATTAATATGGTAGGTTCCTATCGCCGCTACTCCTGAACCTACCAAAGGGGAGTACCGCAGTCTAGGTAGCGATGCCTTGACGTACTAATTATACCATAAAAAAAGACCCCCTACAATGTAGGAGGTCCTCTGTGTTTATATGATTACTTTGTAGGGGCTAAAGCATAGTCAGGATAGGCTTGCATTCCATGCTCACCAATATCAAGACCTTCAATCTCCTCCTGTTCAGTAACACGAATACCACCAAAGGCAGCACCGATTACTTTCCAAGTAACATAAC